CAGCGTGTTGTTGCGGCCTTCGAGCAAGTTGCGCTCAGTGTCAGACTGAACCAGCTCGCGAAGTCCTGAGCGGCCATACAGGCGCAGGACTTCATCAATGGCACCCTGATCGAACGAAGGAGTACTACGCAGCACTTCGATGTCCGCACGAGTCATCTGATGGCGATGGATCAGGTAGCCGTCTTGGCAGGTTGTCGCGTTCGGCGAGGGGAAGATGTCGTAGGGCGAGACGCGCTCGAAGTCCTCGACGATCGTCTCCTCGACCTTGGGCGTCCAGTTGGAACCCCACTTCATAACCTTCTTCGTACGAATCATCGGGCCTTTGATGAAGGCGCACGGGAACGTAACGAAGTCGTAGATGATCTCGCTGAGCGTGCTGTCGAACTTGGCGTCCTGCATCTTGTCGAGGATGCGGCGCTCCATCTTCATCGAAGCGTCCTTGGCATGCTCCATCAGGCGCTTCTTCACTTCCGCATGGATCTCTTCCATGCGCTTCTCGATGCTCTGCGGGTTCACGCCAATGCCGGCGCTCTGAACCTGATCGGCCTCGATAGTGACGGCCTCGATGATCTCGTTACGCAGGACATCCGGAACTTCAGGCTCAGCAGTGGGCTTGAGGCTCCACGACTTCTCGCCAGTCGAAAGCATGACGTCCTTGATCCAGCTCTCAGCAGCACGGCACTTGATGTCCGTGAGCATCATAAAGATATCTGAGCCGCCGGTATCGCGGATCATTGCGAGCTTGTCAGGATCGTACACGCCACGACGCTGACGCTCAGCGCGGAGCAAGCGCTCCGTCACGTCAGACTTCGCAGTCTTTGCTTCCTCATAGCAACGACGGACGTAGGCTGAAAGCGACAATACGACCGGCTCTTCAAGGATGACCGAGTCCTCTTGCGCTTTTTGTAACTTGACCGATTTAAGTGCCATGTTTTATACCCAACCGCCTGTGCTTGCTTCTCTGATAGGTTTGCGTCGAACGGGGTTCATCTCGTGCCTCATGTGCAGACACCCGTATTGCAGGGCGTCGTGAACGTGAGAAAACTTGTCCTTAACCGGACGATCCTTGAACTTCGTTGTGCCTGACGCACGAATGCGCTCGTACCGATAGCCGCCATTGAATCCTTTTCTCAGCATCTTGCAGTCAGGGCCAAGGATAAACCCCGGCCCACTGGAAGAGAGACGCTGAAGAAAAAAGGCCACGCTTTCGCGTCTGGCCAAAAACTCGTTTGTCGGCGCTGGTTCGCAGATCAGTCCCATTGAGAGAAGCTCCTGCATGCAGGTCTTCTCGTCAGTCTGTGCGCGAATGTTTCCCGCCGGATCACCCACAGCCTCGATCCGATGGCGAGAGTACTTCTGAAGAATGAAAGGCCTGACAACTTCTGAGTAGAACTGGCGGATGCCCATGTCCTCAGAGACTAGCTCATCAAGGATGAGAAGCTGTCCCTTCGGAGACATCTGCAAGAACACACATGCAGGGGTCAAGCCAAAGTCAAACGACAGGATTACCGGCATACCATCGACCGGCATAAGCGAATTGCTACTAAAGTGATCCTTGTCGTTCCACTCCGGATAGACGGGCTTACCGTCCATCGTAGTGCCGTAATCCCCAAGCAGGAAGACCTTGATCCAGTCTTCGGTTTTGCCAGCCACCTGATTCAGGTAGTACTGGTAACCAAGGCTATGGTTCTGGATGTTCTCCGCTCTTGGGTTTGGGATGTACTCCATGTGGGTATCGGACTTTTCGTCCAGATCCTGCATGAGGCCTCCCGGCTGGCGGAAGAATTTGTAGCCCTTCGGCCTGTCTTCTTCTGCCAGCTTATACCACCAAGAATCATCGTCTGGTGGGTTGGTATCCATGATCACGCCAGTCCATGACGGGCCGCCGACGCGCTTGGACGGGTAACGACCAATACGCTGCGTACACATGTCGAGGACTGACTTGTCCATCTCAGAGGCTTCGTTGATCCACGCGCCTGTGAGTTCGAGCGACCGAAGCTTGTTCACGTCTTCAGGTCTGTCGATAGCGATGAAGAGAACTTCGATCTCAACCCCAGTGCCGTCACCGATGTTGTCGATGGCGATCGTTGAGGTGATCGGCGTATCCCACTTCATCACAGCAATATCCTTCATCCAGTCCATCCACGTTTTGATCGTGGTCGACTTGAGTTCAGGATACGTGTTACGCAGCGCAGCCCATCGTGAGCGGCGGATCTTGTCCGGCCCCGGTTGCTGTTGCACGCCGCGGATTAGGATCTCGTAGCAGCATGCGGTGGACTTGCCAGAGCCTACTGGCCCCATAAGGCCGCGTACGAATGAGCCATCCAGATGGAAGGACTCACACGCCGGCCCCGGCGGGTAGTACTGGACTTCCATTACCAGAGTACTTTTCGTGCCCAGTAATTCGCTGAGAACTTGTCGTCCTTGGTCAGGTTGCCAGACTTGTCGCGGATGCCGGCAGAGCGTGCGCGGTAATTATCCCGTCGCTTCTCACTGCCGTGCTGCGTGTAGTCCTGCATGCCACGAAGGCCAAAGCGAACAAGCTTCACGTCCTCGCCTTTCTTGGCAAGAACCATCTTCTTCTCTTTGGCTCCAGACGGAGCATTGATCGGCTTATTGAATCCGGGGAACTTGTGGCCCCGATAAACAATCTTGCCATCCTCTCTTTTCACATCGCTGGCTTTCATAAGTGCCTCCTTATTAAAGCGTTACCCAAGGCCAAGTGCTTGCTTCAAGGGCTGGTTGTTGGAAGCATAAGCTAACCAAGCAAGCATCCCGTAAACTCCGCCTACGAAAATAATCAGTGACACGACAACAGCAAGAATAACTTCGTTCCTTTCGTCTTTCTTACGCTTCTCTCGAACGATCCTTAGCTGCTCTTGCTTGATCTTCTCATTCTGCTCTTTGCGTGCGCGGTCGTATTCTGCACGCTCAGACTGGGACATAGACCAGTACATAGCATGCTCTTCTTCGCGCTGCTTCTCGCGGATGAGAGCTGCTTTCATTGCAGCAGTCGCGGCGCTTGTCTTTGTGTTGTAGTCGATTACAGCCGAATTGACTTCGCGGGTTGTAACGACTTTCGTAACACGATCTTTTGTGAGCTGCGGCTTCAGCGCTGCTTCGTCGCGCTTCTTCTGCCTTACGGCAGCTTCTTTCGCGGCAATAGCACGGGCGTCTTCAACAAGACCATAGGTCTCGTTCATCAAGCCACGAGCAGACTCCACCGTAGTCTTCGCGGCGGAGAGAGGGTTCGATACGGCGTTGGCCGCCTCTGCGATCTTATCTAGCTTGGACATGAGAGGTACAAAGCCTGTTCGTCTCTGCGCCTCTTCAGAAGTCCCGGTAACACGCGACCACCGCCTTTAGTCCATTTCATGAACTCTTCAGCGGCCCCCTCAAAGTCCCCACGATTATTCTTCATGCGAAGCCCACTTCGCTGAAGATTGCCTAATCCTACATTGAATGCAAAAGAGACAAGACTTTCAAACCGTCCTTGATTGCTAAGAGAGTTAGGGCAAAGACGGGCCACTCCACGCTCAAAACGCATAAGGTCTTGAGAGAGGAGATCGTCCACTTCAGCAGCACTCCAGACACGATTGTCCTCCGGCAGTAAGGAAAATTCCTTACGCAGAATCATTGCGGCGTTCTCCGGCGTTCTGAGCATCGGAAGCTTAGTCTGCTGCGGATACAAGAGATGGCCAACGCCGACAGTCCACAAGTGCGCGGGGCATAGGTACGGTCTGTACTTTACGCCCTCGTGGTGCTTGATGACTTTAATTGCGGCTGGGCCGATCTTCATTGCCAGTCCTTCCAGACTTCTTCAGAGATCTCAGAGTCGGAATCCTCGAAGTATGGCAGCAGCCATATCAGAAGGAGGAGGTGCATCGTTACTTCTTGGAGAAAGCTTGCGTGCCGAACCAGAATGCAATCACGCTAGACCAGATGATCTGGGTGTCTTCGTCCCACATGTAGTCGAGCATGATCTGGAAGTCAGTGCCCATACGCCATGCGTACACAAAGCCAGCGATGTCAACGAACACAAGCAGCAAGAACATCCCGTAAGTAATCACGGGTCGAACACTCGCACGCAGGTTGATCACCCACTGCGAGGCTCCCTTGCCGATCTCCATGTCGTGCTGGTAAAGCGCACTGCGCTCTTCCATCGCAGTCTGAAGAGAGACTTGCTCAAGCTTGATCTCCTCGACCTTTGCCTGAGCAAGATACCCGCGCTCGACAAGCGCAAGCTCTTTCTCTTTCTGAGCGTTCATCATCGCAAGCTCGTGCTTCTTGTCCTGACGATCTTGGAAAATGGCCAGCAACTTCGGAAGGCCGCCGGCCAAGAACGAAGTCAGCGTAGAAATCAGAGTCATCATTTGCTTGCCCTCACTACATCTTCGCCTTTGGTGACGGTCACATGATCGCCTTCCACGTCAACACGCATTGGCATCTCTTTGCGATCCAGCTTATCAAGCTTCGATATCAGCTCTTTGATAACGCCAAACTCAGGCTTCTCTTCTTTTTCATTCGCGCCTGCAATCCCATTCAGCATTGAAATCAATGCGGTAAGGGAAGCGCCAAGAAGTCCCATTACGGCGGCGATCTTGTCGGAGTCCAATGCAAGGCTAGATACAACTCCGATCACAACAATGACCGTTATGTATTTCAGGCCATCCTTTCCAATAGCCTTGCCTGCCACATCTTTTGCAGAAGAGCCAGCTTCAAGGCGATTCAGTTCTGCCTGAACCTTTGCCTTGAACATTTCAATTTCGCTTGCCTCGCTCATGATTGCCTCACTTGTCTGCCTTGTTCTCTAGCCGGTCGAAGATCTTTTCTAACATGCCTTTCAATTCACGGATGTCTTCGCGGTAGTCATCTTTCGAGACGTAATATCTTGGGATGTCTTCCCTCAGTTTCGCGATGTCCGATTTAAGACCACTTACCGCAGACCAGAGTTCTCTAGCGAACCATCCCAAGCCTGTTGCTGACAGGCCAAGGACTACGTTAAAGACAGCTTGAAGTTCCATTATTTCTTCTTCCGCAAGAAGTTAAGGTAGTTGACTCCTTCCTCCGGTTCCCAGAAGACCTTGATCAGGTCTGGGTGCGAATTCGGAAGGGATGGGTTAATCACAGTCAGCGCACAAGGACTGAGCGTATTGTCCCTGAACCCGCGCTCCTTTGCGAAACGGTCGTAGATCTTGTAGCTCGAAACCTTCAGCGCATGCATCGTGATCCCGCTGATGGGGTCTTTCAGCACTGAGTACGCCGACTCGTGTTTATGTCCGGCGACGTACAGGTGATCTCGCGTGCCCATGATCGCGGCCTTCATCGGCCCGTGGGCTGGGTTCCATATCGAGGAGCCGACATGATCGTGGCGTGCGTTCACACGCACCTCTTGCCCATTTGGAAACCTCAAGGCTATGCGTGCCTCTGAGGATTTGTACAAGGCGTTTTGCTGCTTTGCGATCCACTTCAGCGGGTCTCCAGCGCCAGACCACAGGTCGTGGTTTCCTCCAATCATGTACAGCCAGTCGCAGCGTCCGACGAACCATTCCGCCAGACGCCATGCCTGCGCCGCTGACGTAGCCTGCTCGCCGTACAACCGGGCCAACCGGCCCGTCCAGTTGTTCAGGGTGTCGCCCACGTTGCAGGCAAACAACCCCGGCGTGTCCGACACCAGCTTGGTGTGGCGCTCCAAGGCGGCAATGTCCGTGCCGTCGTCGTCGACGTGCGGGTCACCGAAGTGCAGGAGGCCTACAGCGCCATCAATCTTGATCTTGACCGGGATGAGCTTGGCCGCCTCTTCATGGCTCTTCTTGGCAGCGAACTGCCGCTTGCGGATCTGAACCAGCTCCTCGACGGAGACGTCGTCGTCCGGCAGCTCCTTGATCTCGAACTGCTGCTTCTTGTCCTCGAAGCTGCGGGTCTGATGCCCGATCGGGTAAGACGTGTCAGGGATTTTTACCCCAGCCGCCTTCAGCCTGCCGATATGCATGATCAGGTTCCTGACAGAGATCCCCAGCTCAAGAGCCGTCTCAGATCTCACATACCGGTTGCGCTCAAGAGAAGCCAACAGCTCCTCATCACTAAATTTTCTAACCATGCCTCATTTGCCCTTTTTGTTGTTCGGATACACAGCTGTCTTAACAGACTGATGTAACAGTCCTGCGACCATGTCCACCAGCTCCTCATCATCAGACAGCTTTGTTCTGCCGATCGTATGCAGGATGCAATGCACCAGCTCATGAAAGTACGTGTGTTCCATCATCTGCTGATTTGACTGCAGCAGCTTGATGCTGTGACGGGACGGGTCATACAACCCGACCGCCCCCTCGTGCTGCCACTCCTCGTCACTGAGGATCTCGACAGTCACGGTACAACCCATGATCGAAAACTCTTTCGGAATCATGCGAACCCCCTAGTAAGTGCGGGTTACGACATCCCGCGTCACTACCGTCAGGGGAGGCGACCTGACTTTGGGCGATGAGGAGGGTGCCCAGTGACCGATTGGGTACATCGACCGCCTAAAGGGCAGCCGCAAAAAAATTT